AGTAATCCTCGGCGTAACAGTCCGCGCGGTAATGCGGGCAGCTGGGCGGGCAGGTCTCGCGCTCGGAGTAGGTTACAGGGATCGGGCCAGTTTTCGAGTTGGCCGATACTTTTACAAAATGGTAGTGTGGTTTCATGCTTGGGTCCCTTCTCTGATTTGCTCGGCGGCTTCTTTCAGCATGCATACACCGCCTGCTTTTGTGTAATAGTCGTCGGCTTTTGGAAATAAACCGGACCCAGCGGCGCAGGGTGTCAGCCGGTCCCATTCAGCCAGCGGGATATCATTAAAATGCGGGTGTGTCGATGCTTTGATTCTCTCGGCCCCGATGGCTTGAATCACTAGGTATTTTGTGCCAGCGGTCACGAATTGCGCATAATATTCTCGATGAGTGCATGCACCGGCCATATATTCTTTGCGGGTTATCATTAGGCAAACCTCCCGCGTGAAATATCCTCGGCGCGGTCGGCGTCGAAATATAGGCCGCGAATCATTAGATTCTCGGCCCCGAATACCTTCGCGCTCCCACAGTGTGGGCAGTCGTCGCGCTCGGCGTCAGGCTCTACCCCTTCCACGGTTTCCCCACAGCTCAGGCAAAATCCGGCGGTGTTGTCCCCTTCGATGATCTCAGTCAGCAGGGCGTCACTTGGCATTAGTTGAATGTGGCCGCTCTTGGCGCGGTATTGTTTAACGTGGTCCATGGTGTCAGGCTTTCAGGTTCAGGCCATCAGCAACGGCCAATTGTTCGATTTGTGCGGCTAGGGTGTGAAAATTTGCATCAGTCAGCGCGGCCAAGAATGCGCGGGTTATCCGGCACCCGTCCCACGCAAAACGCGCGGCCAATTTGTCCCCGATTTGATCGGGTGTGTCGGTGTCTTCAATTTGTAAAATCAGGCGGTCCATGGTGTCAGGCTCCAATGTGAGAAACAATCAAACGATCAGCAGGCACGCCGGCGCGGGCCACAATGATCTGGGCCTGCAGCATCTCGCCCACGCCCTTAACCAGCGAATCAAGGTCACGCGCCCAATGGTTGCGCCCGCCGGTGTAATCTTTCAGGTGCTGGGCGGTGCGGTACATATAACCCAGCGATCCGCATGGCTCGGTGTTCACGTAAACAATAGCCCCCTGCAGCTCAATAAACCCACTGCATCCGCGTTTCTCGGCGTTCACTCGAATATTGCGCAGCGTGCAGGTGTGGCCAGCGGTAAACCGGTTTTTTAGTTTGGTGGCGAGTATTAGCATTACTTGGCCCCCTTACGCGCACCCACGCGCACCACAGAGTAGGGCATACCGGTCTCGGTGAATTCAGCGATCAGGGCATCAGTCGCGCCTAGGTGCTCGGCCAGCGCTCGCCAGTTGATTAGCTCTCGGCCCACGCAGTGGCTCACAGTGGCGCGGAATAGATCCCCGCTAATCTCAGGCTCACCGGTCAGGATCAAGTCAGCTTTTAAACTCTTTTCTAGGTTTTCAAGCTCAGCCAGTTCGGCCTTAAGGTGGCCAAGTCGGTCGACAATCTGGGCGGGTGTAAATTCGTTTTTCATGGTCTCAGGTCCTTACAGTTACGGGTTACAGGGTCAGGGGATCAGGTCAGGCGGGCACGAATAGCACGCCGAAAAAGTGCAGGATCAGCACGGCCAAAATGGCCCCGAGTATCGCGCCTGCAAAATACTCATAACAGCCGGTTTTAAATGGCAGTGGCTCGGGGGTGTAGTTTTCGCGGTGTGGGTTGTTGTCGTGCATGGTTTAGGCTCCTTGAATTTTGTCAGCTTGATTGATCAGCCAGTTGGTATCTGATAGGGGAAAATCTGAGCAGTCGATTTCACCCAGCACATAGTGCGGCGGGTTTTTCTCATTGTGCAGCTCGGCCACGTCAAACTGGCGGCCATACATCAGGACAATTTGAGCGTGGGCGATAACTGCAGTTGCAGCAGTGGCGCGGGCGTGCTCTATGCGGCCGGTGCTTTTGTTTTTTAGGGTGTATTCGTATTGGTTCACGGTGCGGCCCTTATGCGATGAATTCAGGGTGTGCGGTGCAGCTCAGGCGCTGGGCTGCAGCTCTCAGGGCGTCAGCGCTTCGCGTGGTGCGTGCGGCGCGGATCATGGCAGACAATGCGCGGGCCACAAAATCAACGCCTAGGCCTGCAGCGTGCATGGCTTCGATGCGGGCCAGCTCTCGGGTTTCTGATTTGTTCATGGTCTCAGGTCCTTACAGTTACGGGTTACAGGGGCACCGGTTTGCCGGTGTGCCTACAGTATAACGCAAAATCAACCCAATGGGTTGACTTGTCAATGATTTATTTTCTAGGTGCTTTCCCTACCCAATGGGTCTAGCCCAAAAGATACCCGCAGGCGTGCAGCGTCACGCGCGGCCACGGCATCGGCCTTCGATGCGAATCGGCCCAAGTGCAGCACGCGGCCATTGTGTCGAATGGCGGCTTGATGGGTTTTGACCACGCGTGGCAGGCGGGCCACGCGTTCACCGGTTCGCAGGTAGTGCAGGACCAGCGCGGCCGATACGGTGCGCCCTTCGAAGTGCACGCGCTCACCGGTTCGCACGATGCACGCGGGACCGTGCGAGTAAGTCAGGCGGCGGCACAGGTGGCCATTGTGATCGATCAGCTCAGAATCAAGCAGCACGGGCGGCGCAGGCTTGGCCACGCGCTGGGCGCTGGGCTTTGGTGGCCGTGGTGCAGGTGTGGCCGTGGTGCTCGGGTTAAGCACGTCGAGTAATTGGGCCTCGCTCATCATTTGAATCAGGTCCATATCGGCACCTGTTCGATTAAATACGGCGTCCTCTAGTTGTTCACGGGTCATTGTGCTGGGTTTCATTGTGTCAGTGCTCTATTGTTTAAGGTGTTAGCATGTTAGCACAATTCATTGCAGGGTGTGACAATGTGACTCGAGCGGGGGGTAAAGGTTTTAGGATTCTCGGTTTTCTTGTGCTTCTTAGAAAGTCGTAATAATTCCCCCTCCCGTGCGGAGTCACATTGTCGCAGCTCCCACGGAATCGACGCTAACACGCTAACATTTACCCCACAGCTCACGGAATCGACGCTAACACGCTAACACTTAACCCATTGGGTCCGTGGTGCAGTTAACCCGTTGGGTCGGTGTCACAGTTGGCAAGGAATCAACGCTAACATGCTAACCGGCCACAGGGCACCGGCTAACCCGCTGGGTCGATGCTAACCCAATGGGTCGCGGGTGCTGGGTGGCCGTGGTGCTGGGTGGCCGTGGTCCCGTGGTGCAGTGAATCAGGGGCAGCGCCTGCAGCTGGGCGGCCGGTGTGGCCGTGGTGCTCGGCTCCCGTGGCGCGTGCCCTATCTGGGCGGCCGCGCCTTCTGGTGGCCGGCAAAGCAAGAGCCGTGCCAAGGGGTGGGGGGACCCCAAGCTCGGCGGCGAGCAATGTCTAGGGTGGTCACCCGGCAACCGTGAATAAAAATACAAATGAAAACCCATTGGGTTACAGGGCTACACGGCCCCATGGCAGCCCGGTTGCTAAAAATTTTAAAAATTTGTGATACATTTCAGCCATGTCACAACTCGCATTGACCACAGACACCCAGCTCCCTGATTGGCTGCAGGCCCCAGTCACAGCCCCTGCCTCCAACAAGCAGGTGATCGCCGAGCTTAACCAGACCATGTTCGAGAATATGTTCGAGGTGGCTTTGGTGCGCATCGCCTGCGGGGTCCCGCTCAAAGAAATCTTGGCCGAGGACTTTCGGCAGCCTGAGTATGAGCACTTCCTTCGTTGGATTCACAAAGACGAGGGGCGTAAGTCGCGCTACTACGAAGCCCAAGAGATGGGTGCGGAGATGGTCGCCAGCGAGATGCTTGAGATTGCCGATGCCAGCGACTCACTTGAGGACGTGGCGCGATCGACACTGCGCATCAACACCCGCAAGTGGCTCTTGGGCGTTTGGAACCGCAAGCGCTTTGGCGATGTGAAGCAGATCGAACAGAACGTCACGATTGACATGGGTGCAGCGATGGCTGACGCTCAGGCCCGGGTGGACAGCGCACGCACGGTAGATGTAGAAGCTAGGATGGTCCGATGAGTCACAGCCCCACGAACAAAGAGCAGGCGCTGATCACAGACCTGCTCCAGTTTAAGTACGACCCATTGGGCTTTGTGCTCTATGCGTTCCCTTGGGGCGTCAAGGGCACACCGCTCGAGAAGCTCAAGGGGCCTAGGTCTTGGCAGAAGGTGGAGTTTGAGCGCATCGGGGAGCACATGCTGCTCGATCTTGAGCGCCAGCGCATCGGGCTGGGGCCTTCGCCCATTTACTTGGCGATTTCATCAGGTCGCGGGATTGGTAAGTCTGCGTTTCTGGCCATGCTCGACATGTGGGTCATGTCCTGCTGGATCGGGGCTACCACCATCGTGACCGCCAACACCGAGACACAGCTGCGCTCCAGAACCATGGCCGAGTTGGGCAAGTGGCACACCATGGCCATCAACCGCCACTGGTTCGAGAAGAGTTCGATGAGTCTGCGACCAGCGAAGTGGTTCGCCCAGCTGATCGAGGCCCAGCTGAAGATGGACACCCAGTATTACTACACCGATGCACAATCGTGGAGTGAGGAGAACCCTGACGCGTTCGCGGGTGCCCACAGCCAGATCGGCATGATGGTCCAGTTCGACGAAGCGTCCGGTATTCCCGACCCGATCTGGCAGGTGACCGAGGGCTTCTTTACAGACCTTGCACCCCTGCGACTTTGGTTGGCCATCTCGAACCCGCGTCGAAACACCGGCCGATTCTTTGAGTGCTTCCACAAAGACCGTGCATTCTGGGAAACCCGCTACATCGACTCGCGTACCGTTGAGGGCGTGGACGGTCAGGTGTACCAGCGCATCGCTGACAAGTACGGCGAAGACAGTGACGTGACCCGTGTCGAGGTGAAGGGGCAGTTCCCCCGCACCGGCTCCAACCAGTTTATCGGCCGCGAGACCGTGCAGGATGCCGTGGACCGTGAGCTGCAGCCAGACGATGGCGCACCGCTGCTCATGGGCATCGACGTGGCCCGCTTCGGCGACGACGAGAGCGTGATTCGCATGCGCCGTGGGCGTGACGCACGCACGGCCCCTAAATTCAAGTACCGTGGCAAGAACACCATGGAGCTGGCCACCGAGGCAGCGACCCTCATCGAGCGCTACAACCCAGACGCCGTGTTCGTCGACGGTGGTGGTGTTGGTGGCGGCGTGGTCGACCGATTGAAGCAGCTGGGCTATCGTGTGATCGAAGTGCAGTCGGGCGAGAAGGCCCACGACCCCGAGAAGTACCTGAACAAGAGGGCTGAGATGTGGGGCGAGATGCGCGAGTGGTTGACCTACGGCTGCATCGACGATGATCAGGGCCTAGTTGACGACTTGACCGGACCGGAGTATGGTGTCCACCTGAAGGGGCAGATCAAGCTCGAGAGCAAAGACTCCATGAAGAAGCGCGGGCTTGCCTCGCCGGACGATGGTGACGCACTCGCACTGACCTTCGCAGAGCCTGTCGCACGCAGCGACTCGCACATCCTTCGTAAGCGGGCAGGCATGATGGGCCGCACAGCTTCGATGGACTATGATATATTTGCCCAATAATCTAACTGGAGAATCTCCATGGGAAACGCAATCTCTAAAGTGACGAGTGTTGTCAGCGGCATCGCTGGTAAGTTACTCGGCGTTGAGCAACCTGACGTGCCTCAGATGGCAGCACCAACACCACCAACCCCTGCTGAAACACCATCTGTCGCCACACCCAACGTACAAGCCGCAGCCCAAGCCGCACGCCGCCGTGAGCGCGTGTCATCTGGCCGTGCCGCGACCATGCTCTCTGGTAGCAGCAGCGGTGGCGCATCGGGTGGTTCTGCGAATATTGGCACAAGCAAGCTCTTGGGTCAGTAATATGAGCAACCTCATACCCAAAAGCAACATGACCAAACTTGAGTTCAAGAGTGAACCCAAGGAGAAAAAGTCTCCTCAAGAGGAGGCGATGGAGCTGGCTGAGGACGCTGAGGAGGGCAAGATTGCCACCAAGATGCTGACAGCTATGAGCAAGACATCCGGCAAGGGTGGCGCTGCTGCCAAAGCACTCTTGAGTAAGTAACATGGTCGAAGCACACTGGAAACAGCAGTACACGAAGTACGGCACCTACGAGCAAGAGATTGCCCGTGGCAACGTGCGTGGCGCTTACCCAGTGTCAGTCTACGGTAAGCTGATTGCTAGTGGTGCGGTGACCCGAACATTGGTGCAGACACAAGACGGCACAACGCTGCACGTCCCACAAGGTGTGCAGATGGCGCTGGTCAGTACCAGTGCTAACGACACCGAAGGTGGGTCTGGTGTTCACACCGTAGTGGTCGAGTACCTCAACGGTGACTTGGACCATTCATTCGAGTTGGTGATCCTCAACGGCACAACGCCGGTCAACATGATCGCTACTGATGTGCGTTGGGTCTACGCTGTCCACATGGCCACAGCAGGCAACGGTGGCGTGGCCGCTGGCAACATCACGGTCACCAACGGTGGCCACACCTACGCTCAAATGAGCACGGGTCAACGCTGTAGCCACTCGTCGTTCTACCGCGTGCCGCGCAACAAAACACTTTATGTAAGCTCGATGTATGGTGGCTCAAGTAGCGGTAGCGCTGCGACATCCACACTACTCGAGTTTTGCTCAACTCAGATCGATGGTCTGAACCAACAAGAAACGGGTTTGGTCTACACACAGGCTGGTTTGTCACTGCAAGACAACTCGAGCACGTTGTCGCTGAACGTCCCGCTGCCAGTAATGGCTGGTCACATTGCAGGATTTATGGCAACCTGCGACAAAGGTGCGACAATCACGGCTGGCTTCATAGGATGGGTCGAATAATGGCTGATGTAGAACAAATTTTGCAGCGTTACCACTCAATCAAGGGCAGTCGCTCTAATTGGGAAACGCATTGGGAAGAAATTGCGGAGCGCGTGCTCCCGCGTCAAATGGGTTTTCTTGGTGAACGCACCAACGGTGAAAAGAAAACTCAAAAAGTATTTGATTCCAAGCCAATGATTGCGCTTGAGCGCTTTGCTGCGGTCATGGACTCTATGTTGACACCACGTCAGCAAAAATGGCACAACCTGCGCACGACTGATGAGAAGCTCAACAGCAATTTTGAAGTGCAAGATTGGTTCTACAAGGTCAACAACATCCTGTACTCGAGCCGCTACTCGCCCAAGGCCAACTTTGCTGGTCAAAACAGTGAGCGCTGGACCTCCGTGGGTGCGTTTGGTACTGGCTCATTGTTTATCGATTTTCAGCCGGGTGTTGGTCTGCGCTATCGCTGTGTGAACCTGCGCGACACTTACTTCCTCGAGAACCATCAGGGCATGATCGACACGGTCTACCGTGAGTTCAAGTTCACCGCACGCCAAGCCGCACAGCAGTGGGGTGTAAAGAACCTGCCTGAACGCATCACCAAGGCACTGGAAGACCCCAAAAGTGGCAACCTGACATTCACATTTGTGCATGTCGTGGCCCCACGCGAGGATTTTGATCCAAGCCGTGCCGATGCACGCGGCAAACCCTATGGTTCCTACTACATCTCGATCCAAGACCGAGTGTTGGTGGCCCCAGAGGGTGGCTACACCAGCTTTCCCTACTCGATCAGCCGCTATGTGACTGCACCCGACGAGGTCTATGGTCGTTCGCCAGCGATGTCGGCCCTGCCAGACATCAAGATGCTCAACGAGATGGCCAAGACCGACATTCGTGCGGTCCACAAGCTCATCGATCCTCCAATCTTGCTGCATGATGACGGCATCTTGGGTGGTGGTTCCATGACTGTAAACATGCGCCCCGGTGGTTTGAACGTGGGTGGTGTGAACCGCAACGGTCAGGCCATGATGCAGCCGTTTGGTACTGGTGCCCGCGTTGACATTAACGAAAACAAGATGCAACAGCGCCGCGACAGCATTGATGACGCATTCTTGGTGACTCTGTTCCAAATCTTGGTGGACACACCGCGTATGACCGCGACTGAGGCGTTGATTCGTGCTCAGGAGAAGGGCATGCTGCTGACTCCTACTATGGGCCGCCAACAATCCGAATCTCTTGGTCCATTGATCGAGCGTGAGCTTGATTTGCTGGCATTCCATGGCAAATTGCCACCCATGCCGCAGATTTTGATCGATGCTGGTGGTGATTACGAGATTACCTACGACTCGCCAATGAGCCGCATGCAGCGTGCTGAAGAATTGGTGGGTGTGCAGCGCACAATGGAGCTTTTGGCCCCGTTTGCGCAGATGGACCCAAGCGTGCTAGACGTGTTCGACAAGGACCAACTCGCACGATTGACCGCCGAGGTTTCTGGTGTGCCAACGCCTATCCTGCGCAGCCCAGATGCTGTTGCAGAGATTCGCGCACAGCGTGCGCAGGCCGAAGCCGATGCTGCTATGGTTCAGTCTGCACAGCCAATCGCTGGCGCAATGAAAGACGCCGCACAAGCCAACCAACTGCTACAGGGACAGTAATTGTCATTCAACCCATTGACCCTAATTCGACGTCGCGCCTATAAGGCGGCGTTCAACAATCCAGAAGGCCGTAAAGTCTTGGCCGACCTTCGGAGATTCTGCCGGGCCAACATACCCACTGCAGACATCAACAATGTCCAAGCAACGTATCTCCTTGAAGGTCGACGCGAGGTGTGGTGCCGCATTCAGGCCCACCTTCAACTCACCGAAGAGGATGTGTACACCTTAATCGAGGAATATCCTAATGAGTGAAGCTGCTGCCGCCCCAACGGGCGATAACGGTAGTGCCAATGCTGGCGCTGCAAACGGTGCTGGCAATCCAACCCCATGGAACGCTGGTTTTGACGAGGAAACGAGCGCATATGTCGGCAACAAAGGCTGGCAGGGTGTTCCCGACATCCTCAACAGCTACCGCAACTTGGAAAAGTTTGCAGGTGGTAGTAAAAATCTTTTGGAATTGCCGGGCATGGACGCTGATCAGACAGCGCTTGACAATTTTTACAACAAGCTGGGCCGCCCAGAGTCACCAGACAAATATGGCATCAAAGTGCCAGATGGTGGTGATGCTGAACTGTCCGAGTGGTTTAAACAGAATGCACATAAGTCAGGTTTGACCGACAAACAAGCTGCAACGCTGTTTGATGCATGGAATGAGATGAGTTCCACACGCATGCAACAAAGCCAGCAACAAGCACAAGAGTCGTCCGAGCGTGAAATCGCAGCGTTGCAAAAAGAGTGGGGTCATGGCTATGAAGCCCAGATCGACTCGGGCAAACGTGCGGTGGCAGCCTTGGGCTATGACGCTGAAAAGCTCAACGCTCTCGAGAGCAAGATGGGCACTGCTGAAA